GCCGCCGGTCTAGGGGCCGCCTGTGCGCCCTGAGCAGCCGTCATGGGACGCTGCGGGGGAGCGACAGGACGCGCAACAGGCTGAACTGGGGGCTGACCAGCCGCGAGCTGGTTCTGTGGTCCAAACTGCATGGGCGCAGGGACGGTGCCATTAAGTTGTGGCAGTTGGCTGTAAAAATCGTCTGGTGACATACCCATGGTGATCTCTTAATTAAGCTACATAATTGACGTATGACGAATACGACGGAGGGCTTTGGAACGATCCGTTATAAAAACTGGACGATATGTTTCCCAACACGTCGCTTGGTGCCCCCGTTGGGGCTATATTCGCGCCGCCACCCACAGCGCCCGGAACGGCGGGAGAATACGTCCCATCCGGGTTTTGAATCTCCACCCCGCTACTCGTTGCGCCAGATGATGCCCACGGATCTGGCATGTTTGGATTAAATGACGTTCCGGGGATATTTCCACCCGCCGTGTAAGGCTGATTTTGATTGACCGTTGTCCCTGGGACATACGCATTGGGGTCAAGCGATGTTCCGGTCGTGATCCCGGACGGACCAGATAACACATTGCCCGTATAAATCAATGCGCCAGTCGTTGGGTCAACCGTTGGCGTGGTGGGAACCATTGGGTTGGCAATCATGTTTCCAGCCGACGTTAATGCGGCATTTGTCGCAGGGGTCGCCCCGTATCCACCGCCACCCCCGCCAACCCCGGCCCCAGTTCCTGCACCGCCTCCACCGCCGCCACCGGAGGTTGTAGTGCCTCCGCCACCCGCCGAATTGGCCGCAACATTCTTGTACAGCTCGCCAAACATGCCCATTAGAGCGTCGGCAATAGCGGCATCACCTTGAATCTCGGTCTGAATACCCTGCTCAATGGGTCCAAATCCGGTTGTGGCTTCGGAAATCGCATTGTTCAGATTCTGCTGAATGTCGTTGACGATCGCCTGATAGCCCGCCGCGGTATCGGCCTGACCCTGCTGCTGCAAGGTCGTCCCGGCGTTGTAATACTGCTGACCCTGCTGTCCGTACTGGTTAATCATGTTCTGCTTGGTCAAAGCAGCTTGCATGTCAATCTGGCCCAGCACAGCCGACGCGGCAGACGAGTCACCACCGTATTGCTGCAATGCAGCGGCTTTGGCAGCAGCGGTTTGCTGGTCGAGCTGCGCCTGTACGGCAGGTGGGAGCGTCCCGGTCTGGGCATAACCCAAGTAAGTGTTGCCCAATTGCATGAGCGGGGCGGCTTCGGACACGTTGGTTGCGCCAACCGACTTGAGATAATCAGCCGCTGCCTGTTCCTGCGGGCTGATGGTTCCCGCTTGGTACGCGGCCAAATCCTTTCCGGCAGCATCCACAAACGGCTTACCCAATCCAATTTCCTGATTGGCAAGGTTTGCAATGTCTTGTTGCGCCTCACTGGCCGCGGCAAGCCCAAGCCCCGTCCCCGCGATGGCCATGCCCGTGGGAGCGTTGGACCCGCCAGGGAGTAGGCTGCTCAAACCGGAAAACAGCCCGGAACCGGTCCCCGTGGTGTCTGTTGGAACCGTAGGAACAGTTGTCGTACCTGGCAATGTGCCGGGATCGGGCGTTATAACATTGGGGTCAACGGGTGGCGTGTTGGGATCGCCAACGGTGGCCGGGACGGTTGTGTCTGGAGCAGCAATACCCGGCTGGTTGTTGACAATGACCGGCTGGTTTGTGGTTGAGGTCGCCATATGAATTCCTATTTGTTGCCGCCGTAGCTATCGGCTCGGCCAAGTGCGCCAGCAACGGTTGGGTTGGTGGCGTCTATCTTAGAAGGGGACGAACCCAAACTGCTACCCAAATCGGCTGGCGGTTCGGGCGTGGTCGCCTTGGTTGTGGGAGTGGGGGCGGCACCCGCTGCCGGTGGTGGGGTTGAGGCCGTGCTGGTCGCCGCCGGAGCCGTTTTTGATTGACTTGGCTGCGCCGCTTGAGACAGAGCCGTCATCAATGCCGCATTCAAAAGTTTGGAATCCATGCCACCCGGCACGCCAAGGGCACTGTCAAGCTGATTTAATCCATACCCCACGTCGGAGCTGATTGCTCCACCCAATGCGCCGATCAGGGGCGAACCACCCTTTAGGGCGCTCTGTAAGGCTCCAGACGCCGCTCCGGTCAGGGTAGACGTACCCAAACCGGGGGTCATACCGGGGGCAACCTGTTGCATGGCCTGATTGGCTAACGAACCAATGAAGCCCGCTTCAGCCCCTGCAAGGGCACCGCGACCGACGCTCTGGCCTTGGACGCCGGACATGACACCGCCCGAAATGGCCTTGGTGGCAATGTTTGAGAGCATATTTCCAAACTGACCGCCCCCAGCGGCTTGAGAAATGGCATTTCCAACCCCCAAACCTTGCAATCCGGCATTCAAACCGGCTCCAACACCGCCCGTGAGAGCCCCTTTGAGGGGGTTTCCGGTCAATGCGCCACTGGTTAACGCTCCGCTTAACGCTCCACCTTCAATCGTTCCGGCTAATCCTGGCCCAAACCCTGCCGCCAGCTCGGGGGCCAATGCGCCACCCATGACGGCAGTCAGCATGGGGACAAATTTGTCCATGAACCCTTGAGGGATCTCTTGTCCACTCGGGGTGAACCCAGTCCGCAGCCCACCATTGCCCAACCAATCAATGTATTGGGTTTCGGCAGCGGGCAGACTTTGAAGATAATTGGTTGCCGCAACGTCGCTGGCCGATAATTGGCCTTGGCGCTCGCCGGGTTGAAGTCCAAACGGCAAATCGGTGGGAGACGCAGCCATTAGCCTGTTCCTGGGGTGTAGATGCCAAGCGCTTGGTCAAGTTGACGGTGCGCGGCATTGTGAATCTGGTGCCACATGTAAAACCCGGCTTCTGAATCCCATTTGGATTCAAGCAAAACGGTACTAATGTCCGTGCTAGGGATGGAAAACGTAATCAAGGTGCCATGCTCGAGCATGTGACGGCCCCGCCAATCGTCATCCAGCGGGGCTTCCATGCTGACGGAATTGAGTGGAATTCCTTTCAGACGCGCAATCGCTTGCCGTTCGGCCATGTGTTGCTGGTCGTGTGCAGAAACCCATTCTTCCAAACCGGATTCGCTGCCATACGACAAGTCACCAAACGGCGTGACAATCATTTGTCGACCTTGTTGTCCAGTTTGTCAAAAATGCGAGTCAGCATGTCCTTGATTTCATCCATGCTGTCCCGAAAATCATCTCGACGCACGTAATTGGTCGGGAGATCACGCTCCAGTTGCCTGACGGCATCCCACAAGGAACGAATGATCCATCCAACAACCAGAAACAACCCATACGAAACTGCTGTTGCAACGACATGCCATGACACGCTTATTTCCATGATAATCCTTTACTGCGTTGGCGCGCTGAATGCGCCAGTCGCAGGGTCGTAACTCCAGCCCACCTGAACCTGGGGCTGGCTGTCCACGTTGACGGCATAACATCCCGAAACGGTTGGAACTGGAGGAGCCGTCAACAAATACATGACGATGTTTGACCAATTATTGACCATTGCCCAATTGTTCATTAACCGTTGCTCCCAAAATCTTCAATGACGATCAGACCGCCTGTTCCGGCACCCGATAACGCGGTTCCGCTGGAATACCCGCCAACCGCCGTCGCGCCTCCACCAGCGCCGTATCCGGTTCCGGCCACAGCCAAGTTCAATACGCCGCCTGAGCCGTTTCCACCGTAACCATACGCGCTGTCACCTCCAGCTCCGATGGAAGTGTTGGAACCTGTTGCATACGAACCAACAGTTCCCGGCGTGAACCCAACAACTTGCACAACACCGTTTGAAATAACCTCACCGGGAAAGAAATTCCCCAACGTGTAATTTCCGCGACCGGAGCCGCCGGGGTTTGTACCTTTGACAATACCGCCCATGCCGCCGCTGACGTTCATCAAATACGATGACAATGCAACCGGAGTGGTCAATCCAGCCGATGACGATGTGACGGACGAAAACGCGCCATAACTCAATCCACCCAGCATCAGCGCCCCGGTGCCGGTGGTGTCGAACGAGCCTCCTGCGCCACCTTGAGCGACGATTGACCCAAACAACGTGTTGGAACCAAAATTTCCAGACGAGTACGTTGTTTTTGACAACGCAGCTCCACCAGCGCCCACCGTGTAAATCAACGGACTCAGAGTGATCGTGCCTTGCTGCGTTGCGGAACCCGTGGTTCCATTGGGGTTGATGAGGGTGACGGACGTTGTTGACGACACTTGGATGTACGAAGTGCAGTTGTACCCGGACGGAAGAATGCCGGTGGTTGTGGCGTATGTGCCCACAGTTGGAGCAGACGCTTGTGTGGCAAACGTGATGACCTGAGTTGGAAACGTGGAAGTTCCCGCAACAGATGCCGTTCCCGTGGTAATTCCGGGCGCGTTCAAAACAAATTCAGTATTTCCTGCCGGAATGATACTGAGAATGTTAAACGTCCCATTTAAATAACTTGGTGTTGCTCCCGAAATAGTAACAGGAGTCCCAATGGGAGGATTCGCTGGCAAAAGGGAATTCAATACAACCGTGATGGTTCCGGCACTGTTGCTCGAATTCAACGACATGTTAGAACGGCTCAACGTGGATGACGACACCGCAGTCGTGGTCAGGTTGGTGGACGTGTTGTACAACCACGCAACCAGCGTTTGACCGCCTTGACCGCCTTGTGCAAACGTCGTTGTTCCGGAATTAAGGGAAATACCTCCGCTCCCACCGCCTCCAACAAGGGTGGCCCTGAGCCATGACCCGCCGGACGCATACGGGACATATCCTCCGGTCGAACCAGACGTCGAGTACGTGGTGATCTTGAGGGCGTTTCCACCACCGCCTCCGCCACCACCACTACCGGGAAAAAATTGAGTTAAAAGTGTCATATCAGGTTACCACCCAGCCAAAAGTTGTGTTGTAGACAAGGTAAAACGCCGCGCAATTGATGTTGATGGACATATTGGCGGCATTATTCATGATCTTTGAGCCGTTTGCGCCCAAAACGATGGGGTACGCGCCACAACTCTGGCCCACATCCACAAACTGCACCCAATCATTGGCATTAGGAGATGCCGGGAGGGTCAAGGTGAACGTCGTGCCACTTGAGCTGTCAATGTGGTACGTGGTGCGTGTCGTTACCGTTTGGGACGTATTGACATAGACATACGGACCCCATGCGTCTCCCCACGCCAAAACGCTGCCGTTGGTTCGCAATACCTGATTGGCGTATCCGGCCTGTCCGGGAATAGTCGTTGTCGAGGTGTTGTTGCCACTCAACAGTTGGAATTCCGACCCGTCGTACACAATGGTGACGATGCTGCCAGCCGTGATGGCTCCCGCCCCCAGGTTGGCAAACGTCGTGGTCAGGATGGACACCGAACCCAATCCGTTGATGTTGACGGTTGACGCGCCGGTATTGGTGTTGGACGCCAAAAACACGATTTCCAACCCTTGGGAATACGCCACAACGGTTGGAGACGAGAAAGTCAGGACATACGCATTGGCGGTTCCGGTATCCACAGCAAAGTTGGTGTACGTTTGTGTGGTATTGACCGCGGTGGCCAACTGCGTGAAATTGGAATCCAATTGCGACAGCGGGATAGGCCCCGCTTGATTTGCAAATGTGTTGTTGATTGTGACTGAACCGGCCATAACGCTCCTTTACCAGCGTTTACGCAATGCGTAATCCATGATGTTTGAATTCAATTCGTAGACGGACCCGGCGCTTGCATAGCCCGACATGCCGACATATTTGGCATACGCGCCCAAGCCGTCACCGACATACAGCAAATACGATCCCGTGAACCAATTGACGGTTGCCAAAAAGTTGTTTTGCCACGTTACCGTTGCGCCGGAATTGTTGACCCATTGGATAACACCCACGTTTCCGTTTGGGTTATACGACGGCGGGTAAAACTGAATGGACGTGTTGGGCGTGTCGATTGTTGCCGTGACGGCATTTACCGACGTAATGGTCATTTCAAACCCGGCCCTGAACACTTCCTTGTCCGATAGCTGATCTTCCATGGGCCACAGCGGGCCTGTCCAGGACGAATACGGGCTGTTCACCTCGTCATAGAACAACTGGTACAAATTGTTGTTCAGAAGGCCAAACATGACCGGCTGGTTGTTGCTGATGGCGCTGGTGACAAACGTCAGATTGCCGTAATTGGCAAACCACCATTTGTTGTCAAAATTCATGGCAACAATCGTGCGCGTTCCAAACACGGGGTCGTTTTTCTGCTTGATGAGAAAACCCGAGTTCAGGATGTTTTCTACCTTGGACGTACCGCCCGATATGGGGAACGTGGTGTCCAAATACTGAATGGTCCCGTCAATGTCCTCAGACAACCGTTGCGCCGTGACGCCGCTCATCACCCACAATCCGTAGGTATTGGCAAACATCAGGTTTCGGTCAAACGTGAACACGGACCCAGGCTGATCGCACCCAATGATGGCCTGTACGTTTAGCACCGAAAACACGGGGGCCGGTGGGACCGCCCCGGATGGGATGTACACGTCCGAAATGACGAATATCGAGCTGGTGCCCAGAATGTAGAGATACCCGTTGGCGCTGTAAATTCGAGTGGCTTGACCTCTAAGTTGCGGGTCAGTCAAGTTCTGTATGACTGCCCCATCGGTAATCGTGAAATCGGTATAGGAATTGATGGCGCTGACGTACAGAGCGCGATTTGAATACACCCAAACTCTGTTGGAAAAGACCGCCACGTCGGGAGAAGTGAGCGTCCCGTAGGGCAACACGCCCCCGTTCTGAGCGGTTCCAATGACTGTTGCTGTCGCTGGCGGGGTTCCCGTAAATGTGATCTTGGCGACGTTGTTGACTGCCGCTTGACCAACAATCTCCCCGTAAGCCGTTCCGATCACCGACGCCGCCAAGCCGCTCCATGCAATGCTGACTTGCGTCACCGATACAAATGTCACTACCCATGTGGCGTTCAATCCCGCTGGAGTGAATCCAGACAAAATCAACAGGTTTCCTGTCTGAAGTCCATGACCTCCCGAAAACGTCACAAGACCTGAGCTTGTAATTGACGAAATCGTGGGGAGAATCGGAGGGACGGGCGTAGCGGCCAACGTGAATGTAATGGTCGTTGAGTTAGTGACCGTTACCGTAAACGTCCCGTCCCAACCGATAGGGGTGAACCCGGTCAGGGTAATAATGTCGTTGGTCAATAGTCCATGGGCAGACGAAAACACCATGGTTGCTGCGGTGCCAGAAAACGTCATGGACGTGATGGCTGGCAATGTTGGAATGGTGACGTTATAGACGCCGTTCCATCCAGATGGCGTGAATCCGGTCAATATGACGGATGCGCCGCTCAATAAATTGGCATTGGTCGCAAACCGCAGCGTTCCGGTGGATCCCGATGTGGTAGCCGACGTAACCGTTGCCAGGGGGGTGCCGCCCGTTAATGGCCCTGTGAACGTCGTGCCATCCCAACTGTAGTATCCGGTGGTATCCGCAATGAGCAATGCGGAGTTTTTCCACTGGTCCATGCGCGAATTGGCACCGCTCAATGGGGTGCCAGAATTAATCAGGGTATTCGTCTGGGTTGCAATGTTGTAGGCATAGACGTTGCCATTGATGTCAAACGCAATGATGTAGCCCGTTGAATTGATATTGATGTATTGGAGCCAATAGATCGTATTTGCTCCATAAGACACCAACGAGGACGACAGCCCGCCAATCGTGTGAATGTTTGACGCGCCAATCGGAATCAGATTGGTCAGGTCATAAAAATGATCTTCCGGGATGGCGACTCGATTGGACTTGGTGTAGACCCCTTTCCATTCACGAAAATACTTGGTTCGTAACTGGTTCTCGCCTTGGATCGTCGGGGCTTTTGGTGCGTCGGGCATGTTACGCCCTCATCACTTGGCGTAGGGATTGGGTATGACTCGCCCTTGCCAGGCTGAGGCTTCAACCCGCGACTGCTGGGCATACATTTGCTTGAATGCCTCAGATTCGCCCATGGCCTGTTCACGGAACTTGGCCAAATGCGCCGCGTAATACTTGATTGGCGTCGTGAACGGTTCCGGAATAGGCTCTACCGTCGTGTTTGACGTCAGCGGCGGGGGAATCATGGCAAGATCCCAGTCGCTGCTGTATGACGTGTCGGGTGTTGGCCCCACATAGACGCTCATGGTCCCGTAACGGGAGTAACACACGGGACGCGACTGCATGTTGTTCCAGTAACGGAATTGCACGTCAAACCGTGTCCATGGCTGATACGCGAGCTTAATGCGGGTTGAACCCCACAAGATATTGATACCCATCACGTCAATGATGGTGTAGCCCGAGTACGCCGAGGGGAGCGTCACCAACTGGGATCCCGCGGTCTGGGTGCCCGTATTGTTGATGACGTATTGCTCCACGCCCTGTGTGAGCGTGGTCAATCCAACGATCTGCTGACGCAAACACCGCGTGTCTTTGCACACGCGGTTTCGCGACTCATTGATGTAATCTGTCAGTTCTGAATCAGACCAATACTGCCCATTAGGGTCATGCAGGAGTCTGCGGACCTGAGTGATGTAATTTGATAAAGCCACTCATCCTCCGCATCTCATGCAGCCCCTGCTTCGTCATCGGCTTCATCAGGGGAGGAGTCATCCTCCTCCCCTAACTCCGCACCAGCATTGGCCAGGGGGATTGGGCTGCTGGTCTTGGGTCGTTTCGCTTTCGGGCGTCCCGACATAATGCTTACAGCGGGGTTTGGAACTTCCGTAAACTCAATGTCGCTCAATTTCTCAAGCGCCATCTCGTAGTTCATCTCGCTCAACCAGCCAAGCCGGTGGAACGCATTGGTCTTGTCCGTCGCCCCAAATCCAAAGATGTGGGCCGCGGCAGACGAATGAACGTCCGTTGAATCATTGTCCTTGAACAAGTAGTCCTTCCCGTCGTACCGAGCCTTGATATTGGCTCCAGTCCGATTGGTGACTCGCACGTATTCAGACAAATCAAGTGTACTCATTCCAAATCCCCCTTATTCAATTACTCAACAATCGACAGGTACGACGTAGCGGTTGTACCGTCAGCCGCAATGTAGTCATACGGACCAAACCGAAGCTGACCCGCCGCAGACGCCGCAAGAAACTTGCGAACGTTCGGAGCCGTCGCCGGGGTCAAACCCGTCGAGGCATCCAGCGGAAAACCCGTGTTGTCCGGGTTGTAGTAGGCGTTGCAATTTGCTCCAAGGAACAAATTGGCGCACTGCACCCCCCCGTACCACGGATACCCGCCCGAGGTCGCAAACGAACCCGTTGTGCCGCTGGCCAACGTGGTGGTCGCCGCGCCCGAAAGAAGGGCCTGCTGGAACGCCGGGTAGAACACCGGAATACCCGTCAACGACGTGACCGTCGCCGCGGTGATCGTGGTGTAAATCGTGATCGACGTGGTGGACGGAATCGAAAGAATCCGGAACACGTTACCGACCAAAATGCCCGTTCCAGTCACACCCGACGTGCTTCCGCCAAACTTGATAAAGTAGTTCGGGAGGACACCGGCCGACGGGGTGAACGTCAAGCCGTGGGCGGCGTTGAACGTGATCGTGGCGATGTTGTTTGCCACCGAAAACGTCGCGCCAGCACCCGCCGGAATGACGTACTGCGTGGTGGACTGTTCGGTGACGTAATCGTAGCCACCTACTGCAATTTTCAAATCTGACATGGTTACTCCTTAAATCGCGATTGCGCCGAGACCAGTGACCTTGACGCACGTCTTGGGCTTCGTCAGCACCAATTCAGCGATGGTCAGCACCGCGCCAATGTAGCCGAGCTGGTAGTTCGAGAGCAGCGACTCAAAGCCGGTGAAGGCAAACGCCGCCTGATCGTGAACGTACAGGTTGAGGTAGTTGCTGTTCAGAAGGTACAGCGTACCCTCCGGGCAGTACGGGTCGCAGTAGATCGGGACACCGGCCACATCAAGGGCACGGAAAGCCGATCGCGGACGATCCGCGTCCGAGTCAAAACCCTGACCCGGCTGAATCTGGTACGACTCTTGCGACTGGAAATCCTGCGCAAGTCCGAGCCAGGTGCCGATACCGCACACGCCAAACGTCGGCATTTCCGAACCGTACTTCTGGGCAGCGGCAATGTACTGAAGCGTCTTGGCGCGAGTCAGGTTGCCCGAGGTGCTGTACACCTTGGACTGCCACCACGGGTAGGCCGATCGGTTGATGTTGCCGTAGGTCACGAGGTTCGTGCCGTCGTCCACCGCACCGTTCAGACCAACAAGCTGCTGCGTGTTGCTGACGTTGTTGTAGAGCGCGTTGGCAAACGCGTCAACCATTGAGTTGGTCGCGTCGTTCATACGAGCTTCGATCAGCGGGACAACCGCGTGATCCATCTGCACCGCGCCTTCCATTCCAAGGAACGGAATTGGGGTCACGATGGCTTTGAGGTTGAACTCACCAAGGAACGCGCCCTGCTGGGCCTGCGGCTGGTTGAACGAACCCGAGTAATCCGTCCACTGGCTGTTGACGAACGGCTGGCCCTGAACCGGGACCGAGACCGACGACACACCACCCGAGGCGGTCTGAGAATTGGCCAGAAGAGCCGCGATAACCGGGCTGCTCTGGTAAATCTGCACGACCATTTTGGGGATAAACGCACGACGAGTGACGTAGGTCAACTCGTTCGCAATCGGGCCTGCGGCTGGGACAATGCCCTGTCCAAAAACTGCCATAACTTAAACTCCTACCTTTGTTAGCAAATGCCGCATTGCCCCCGCAGCAAAATGGTTGTTACTGTCCTAAAACTCTGCGAGATTTCAACTCATTGATGGCATCAAACGCGGACTTGCGAGCAAATCCGTTTCTGTCCTGCCACAACCCTTTGGTATCCGGCAAAGTCATGGGACTGACTGACTCTGCTGTTGCGGGGGCCAACTGCTTCTGCGCCCTCATATACTTGATTGCGGTGTCATAGTTGGCGATGTTCTCATCAACCATGACCTTTTCAATTTCTTCCGGATCAAGCCCATTGGACTTGATCTTGGCGTGAGCTTCGGCCCGACGCTGTGCCTGTAGTGCGTCCAGCGCCGCCTGATCGCGCTTCTTCAGCTCTTCTTGGAATTCGGCGCGTTGCTTTTGCATCGCCTCTTCCAGTTCGATATCAGGTGCCTGCATGTTGGGATGCTTTTTCTTTGCTTCCCGACGGATCTGCTTTTCAATGTCCGGATTCTGCTTCACAAAAGAAAACAGGCGAACCGCCTGTTCTCTCTGCTCATCCGTCATGTTTTCAAGTGATAACGACATAATGGCACTCCCCTGGCCTTATTAACGATTAATAACCCTTCGGATTCCGCTGAAGAGGAACCTTGCTCTGCGTCTGACCCGGCGGCTTGACCTTGAAGTCATTGACCATGGTCCCACGGGCGCTGCCCTTTTCAAGCCCGCCTAACTCCATATATCGCGGGGGATTGCGGATAAAATCGCTCGGACTCCCATTGTCCTGGGGGTCACGAATACGGAGCGAACTCGACGGATCAAACAAACGATCACCTGGCATGGTGGCGCTTCCTTACATTGGAGACGGAGGGGGAACGGGAGCTGGCGCGGTAGGCAATCCCGGTGGGGGTTTGCCCGGTCCTGCCAGCCCGGAAACAGCCTGCATGATTTCGGCAGGCATCAATTGCTTGTCAGACGCTTCCGTATGCCCAAAGTGCTTGGTCAATGCGCCAATCGCTTTCATGATGGCTTTGCCATCTTCGCTGATCGGCTCGAACGTCTGTAACGCTTGAGTCAGTTTCTTGATGCAGACCTGTACGTCTGCACGCGCACCCGCCTCATTTCCCTGCTTTTTGGCAGGAGCCATCATTGGGCCGCCAGCCGGTCCCGGCGCTGGGCCGGGAGGACCACCAGCTCCAGGTGGGCCACCGGGGCCGCCACCAGACAAGGCTTGCATGATTTCGGGGGGTACGCTCATAAGTGAGTTTCTATAATCTTTACGATTTCAAAGTCAACAATTAGCGTTTACCGCGGCGCATGGGCGGTCGCATGGATCGGGTGTTAGTGGAATATGCCGACCTTGAAGGGGCCATCATCCCCCCCGGTCGCGTTGGCGTCATTGGAGTAGACGCTCGACCGCCTGTGTTCATTGATTGACCCGGACGAACAGGAGCCGCCGTGACAGGCGCTCTTGATGGGCCGCCTCTAACAAGCATACCGCCAGGCAAAGTGTAATTAGCCATTAGGGATCCTTAAGGGGAAAAGGCCGGTGAGCCTTCAGACTGACCGGCCAGAAGCTACGGAAAAATCCGGAGCGCAAAGATTACTTGCGCTTCGCCTTCCGACCGCCACGCTTATGACGACGTGCCATGGTGCTCTCCTTTTCTATCAACCCGTCCCCCTAATACGTATCGTCAAATCTTAGCGCTTCATCCGGCGCTTCGAATATCTCTTACCACGCTTCATTTGCCACCTTTCACCAAGTGAGGTTTGGCCTTCATGGCCTGTTGTTCCATTTCCATGGCTTGCTTCTGTTGCGCTTGTTGCGCTTCAGCAGCCTCCATTTTCTGGAGTCTCTGTTTTAGCAACTCTTTCATTGGAACGTCAAGCAAGTCAATCAGCGACTCTCGATCAATGGCTTTGGCTTTGAACAACTCAAACGCCAGCGACCGTTGATCTTCCTGAAAGATGGGGCTGTTGCTGTGTGCATCCACTTTCACCATATATTTGTCGGTGAACTGGTCTGCAACAAACTCTATTCCATCTTCCGAGCGAAGTCGGGATTTATCATAAGCCTGTTTGAGTTGCAAAAACAACATCGCCAATTTTTCAAGTGAATCCTCGACAATCATGGCGCGTTTCTTTGCGCGTGAACTGCCAAGGCGAGCAAGGTTGGCGGCGTGTCCACCGCTGCGAACTCCAGACTCACCCTTGCCCGACATGACATTGGTGATGCCCGAAATTTCCTCAAACATGGAATCCAGTTCGCGGATTTCCTTGTACAGGTCCTCCGGGATGGACGGCGTGATGTTTTCCATCCGCGCACCCGGCATGTCTGCCGAGATGAGTCCACCAGGGCTGTCCAGCACATCGGCCATTTCCGATATTTCGCCTTGGAATCCCGAACCAAACTTGGGCGGGTTGGCTTGCAAATTCAGCATGTGCCGAATCTGTTCCATACGCTCGTTCCGCATCCTCTGGAGCGGAATCAGCTTGTCCACTTCCGAATAGCCCCAAAAAAAGTCGTGGGCAGGGTTTGGACACACCTGGACAAACGGGATTTCGTTCTTGATGAACAATTTTTCAACGGGCCGGTCAAAGACCACCACACCGGGTTTGGCAATCGTGACGATGCGGAAATCCCCAATGCTGTCGTCAAACACGTACAACTCGCTCATTTTGAGCAGTTCTTCAGCCACCTTGGGCTTGTACTTGTTTGGGCCGTTCAAGTCAAAATTGATGTTACCAATCATGTTGGGCGCCGACTGACTGGTCACAATTCGGTCCATGACGGCAGTTGTGTCGTTGTAAATGCCCTTGGGAATGGCCGTCACTTCTTTCAGAATCTGGTCAATTCGCGGATGCGGAATCTGCCGCAATTCGTACTCAAACTGGCTGCGGGTCATGTAGTAGGAATGCGTGAACGCTTCCTGCCGCCACAGTCCCTGTATGTCCTCGCGCAGAACGCCAATGTCATAGGGGTCAACCACAAACGGTTCGACGCCACCGTCTGCATTGACGCGCAATTTAACAAACATGGACCCGTACACAAACGACCACATCAGCGCCTGGCCAAACACCATGTCGGTGTTGGACATGTGCCAATCGTCGTTCAGGGATTCCATGAGTGGGCGTACCTGATTGCGGTACAGCTCGGACGCGCTGGGCGTGAGGTCAATCGAGAACCGGGTGGTTTCCGACGAGTACATCAGGGAATTCAGTTGTTCAATGTGGGCGGAAATCTTGTTGACCGTGTTTTCGGTCATCTCAGGCCCGCCGCCAAACAGGAAGAACGAACGCCACAGGGTGTACAGCTTGCGCCGGTCCTCTCGCGTTGCGTTGCACTTGTCGTTCAGGTCAACGTAGAACGAAAACAAGTCTTTTTGTGCGGGTAATCTCATACGCTCACATCAGAAATCTTAGTCACATCCCGCCCCACGATATTGGTGGGGATGGCTTTGGGGGTCAAATTCTGGTTCAAGGCGTTGCCGCTTTCCATCCCAAACACCGACTTGGGGTTCACCGCTGCCGGTCGCTCGCCCCGATTGGCCCATCCGGACTTCATCTGATTGGGGACATCCACCCATTTGGGCGAAAAGTCCTCGCCACGCCGCAGATTTTCCATCACGGACGCCGTTGAATCCTTGGCCACCTTGAGGTCTGACAGGCCAAAGTCATGGGCAATGTCGCGCTGCAACGTGTCCAGCTTGCCAGTAACAACCGTTCTGGCCGCTGGTGCGGTGCGAATCTCTCGTCTGACAAACCGCGGGGAACAGCCTGTGGGGCAATAGGGAATCTCATCCCCATTCACTTGCTCATCAAAAGGTCCATGAGCGGCACAGGTGAACTCTTTCAGGATTGCCATGGCGCGTTTTACCTCTTTTGGAATGCGTTAATCAACCGATTGCGACCTTGGGGGTCGTGGACGGGTTCAAGACTGGCGTCGGTGCGTTTCAAACTAAGCTGTAAGCCGCGGGTGGTCAGGCGAATGCTGCCACGATAGAACGGCGGGCAATTGAGGGGAGTGGGCGATAAAGCGGGTTTTATTTCGTACTTTATCACCTGGCCGCGCTTGTTGCGCTTCAGGACAATGGGGTCAAACTCACCAGCAAGCACCCGTTTGAGGGCACGGGTCATGCGGATGCGGACCACAAACCGATAGCGGGTCCAGTTGGCCCGGTTGAACGCTTTCTTGAAGTCGGACCACGCCTCCCGCGAGATGCCCATAGCCGTCAGCAACATGGCAGGGGATCCCATATAGGGAGAGTTGGGATTGGTCGTCAGCCACAGCCAAGCGTGCTGAAGGTGACGATCATTCCACGCATTCTCGTCGTCCTCCCCCGTCTTGGCGATGATGACGGTCATGTGCGTGTCACCGACCGCCCGCGGCTCATCTTGACGTTGGTTTCAACCACATCCCGTTTGCTATACAGGATGCCGAGGTCTTTCATGTATTGGCGCACCAATCGAGGACCGGCAATCTGCATCCCCTGCATGGACGCCCGTTCCTTCTCGACCTGATCGGTGTTTTCGTAAATTAGCCCTTGGGTCATCAGGCGGGACCGCACCTGGTCGTTCCACGCCAAAATGGCCAAAGCGGCGGCAATCACCCGATCGTCCTTGCGATGGTCCGGGGCTGCCGGCGCGGATCCGGCCAGTCGCTGCACGGCGGTCATTTCGGTGATGAGGTCACGGGACTTGGGATGCGCCATCTTGCGCTCCACGTAATCCCGGTACGTGTTCATCATCCGTTCTTTCATCTGGTAGTTCGTGTGGGTGTGTACCGCGTTGGTGGACCCGTTGATCGAGTCATACCGGCGATACAGGAAGTCCCGCATGGAACTCAGCACGTCCTTCAACACCGGGCGCGACTGCGCGAGTCCAAACGTGCGCTCTTTCCGCATGTTCAAAATCTCGTTCAGAACAGCGTGTCCCGGACCCGACACCTCAAGATTAAACGTACAAGGTCCGTAGGCACCCGCGAGGTACGCGATTGCCCAAGCAAACTGAGACGTGGTGATGTTGTAGTCAACGTATTCAGCGACCTGTTCGGCCCGGTCTGCCCAAACTCGCCAAACGCTGATTGCAAACCCGTCAGCGTTGTCGGAGGATCCGTAGGCCGGGTCTGCTCCAAGGACATAGAACCCGTGCTTGTTGGGGTTGTCCCAGACCTTAAGCGTTGCGGTTTTGACGTTTGCCGCGTGAACTTCGGTTTCAATGAAGTTGTCCTTGAAAGTCAGCCGGTAGTATTCGGGTTCCGGGATTCCGACCTGTTCTTGGTACAGGCGGGAAAGCTCAATACTACTGAAGAATTGAGAACCGGACGCTTGAAATGCTTGATGCTCGGTCCATGGGTACTCCTGTAGTCGGAGAGACTCATCTGACTGCTGCTCGGCGGCCAACCACCGCCACCATGCGATTTGTTCGTCATCAATTTCAACTCCGTAAAGCAGTTTGACTTCTTTCATCCACGCCTTTTCCTGCGCAGTGAATTTACCTTTTTTGCCGAAATAAAGGTGATACAGGTGGTCATCTTTTGAGATGCGATACATCTCATTGGCCCACCAGCTCACAAAGATGGCATGTTGGGACGCTGCCGCCTTGGCTTCTTCCCACTGGTCGTAGAACAGGTTTTCAAACCCGCGGGCAGTGGATTCCCAATGGTACAGACGGTGTGGGTTCTTCTGCGCCAGCGACGCTTTCAACGACGCAAAACCTTCGGCATCGCCCCACGAACTCATCTCGGTGGCATGGAGGAATGACACGGCGCTTGAGCGGCCCAAACCGCCCTTGCCAGTTTTCTTCGTACCCGCCACTCGGTACAGCAATTTGGTTCCCGTGGTGAGAACCAACTGATTGCGGTTGTGATCCTTGATGGGGCGCTTCCACGCCGGAGGCAGCGAGGAATAGTACAACTCAAGGGTGGAGCGAAAGCTGTCCCGTGCCGTGTCCTCGTGCACCGCCAGCATCCCGTTGGTGCCCTTGTGCCGGAACAGCCAGAACATGTCGAGCGCCAGGGAGATGGTGGAAATACCGGCCTGACGACACTTGAGCGTCACAAAGTCGTGAACGCCTTCTTCCAGCCCCCGAATGATCTTTTCCAACACCCAGCGTTGTGTACCAAGGAGAGAGTCTCCAAGGCTGATGACGCCGCGCTCCTTGGAGTCGATCTTGAGTGCTTTGCAGAATGAAATGAATTGATCGTGTGGAAACTTCATATCATTTCATTTGCTATTTGCATCTCCACTTCCGCAACGATTTATTGATTCGGGAATTGGGGTTTCTGGCTTTGGCCGATCCGGTCAGTTTCTTTCGCATTCCCTTCATGCGAGCGCAGAAGGAACTCTTGCGGGAACCGCCATCTGGCTGTGGTGCCTTGAGGTGATGCCCCGCTGCATTGGCAGACGCACGTCCCTTGGCATTCAAGCCACCAGATGGGCTTTTCCCTTCCTTGCGCTGCCAGGCGGGAGTCTTTGCCATGACTTACTTCTTCGACTTCTTCTTCTTGGCCGCAAACTTACCCGCGCTGCGGGCAGCCAACCAATCGTTACGCTCGGCGGCGTAGGGGAAGGATGGCATCTTGGGGGCCATGACCTTGACCTTGGGAGTGGACTTCTTCTTGCTTGCCATTAGTTGTTGCTCGGGGTGGGTTTGGAGGAAGGAATGATCTTTGTTTCAGCAATGATCTCGTCATCGCTACCGGCCAAGTTCTTGGCCAGTCGCTCGGCATGCATCAGCCGTGCAACCAGAATGGCTTCGTGTTCAAGGTTGCCCTCGATCAACTGCTCGCCCTTCTGAATGAATTTCTGGAGTTCTGCCCAGACAAATGTTTCGATGGTCATAGTGTCCTCAATAGGTGATGGAATCTTTGTTCTTTAGTACCCAACGCAGCCCGCCGCGCTTACCCGCCCGCTTGGCCAATTCCTTGTCATTGAATGCCCGCTTTTCTTTGGGCACGGCCTTGCCGCCCATGGATTGAATCATGGCCCGCTTCTCAGGGGACATGGATGCAAAACCACGCTTGCTCTTTGGTTTGTCAGGGATCATGGCGAACACACAAGCAGCAAAAACAGCAAGACAAAATACATTGTGACGGCAATCCCTAACGCACTCAGCACAATCTCAAGCTGCCTGTCGTTCACTTCTTGCCCTTTCTCAAATTGCAAAGGGGACACAAGAGTTGGAGGTTTGCCGCAACATTCAACCCACCTTTTGCTATCGGGATGATATGGTCCACATGATACCCAGTTATTGCCAAGTGTCTAGTGCAACTGACACACCGGGCTGATTGGGCAATGTAGAGCTTCCGCACATCTTCAGCCGTGAACCGGCCCCGACCCCTCATGCGCCTCTGACGGACAGCCGCTGCTGCCGCCCTGGAGGGCTTCATGCATTCCTTGCACCACGACTGTTTGCGTTTGCCACGGCGACCAAACTGCCCTCGAGGTCGCATCCGCTTGCACTTGGAGCATTCCAGCAGTAACCCATCGGATTTCCTGACCATCTTACTGCCAAGGACTGAAATGTTTTTTGGGGGGGAGAGAGAAAAGGCATCCTAAAGCCCAAGCCAACCGTCCATC